ATATTATACTTAAGCACAATCCTAAGTTAAAGCCGGGAAGAATCTTTATACATCATATTACATTTGAACAAGAAGGAGAAGATAAGTATGGTTATCCTATTACTGCAAAAGACTCTGATGGTAATCCTATAGTAAAAGAAGTAATACCTATGGCAGTACCTTATCTGGTTGATGAGGTAATCTCTATATTACATTATATTAAAGATCATCCGGTAAAAAAGAAAATATGATAACAAGACTATTTGATGTTCAGAATGGAGTAGTAGTACCTACAGAACATTGTTATACACTCAAGGCTTTGAAAGATGTAATGGATAACTATCCAGAAGATCATTTAAAGATTTACTTGTATCTTTTTTATATGACATGTCCTAATCCGGATATGAACCCATTCTTTAATACTCCAGATGTAGATAAAGAATATATTATTCTAAAAGAAATAGAAGCAGAATTTTCTACGGAAGATCAGGATATATTTATAGCATTAGAATTTTGTAGAAAAATGTATGAGACTCCCACATCTAGAGCATACAAAGGTATGGCATCTATGTTAGATAGATTAGCTAGATATATGGAGACTACCCAGATTACTGCAGGAAGAGATGGTAATATTAATTCACTAGTTGCTGCAGCTAAAAACTTTGACCAAATTAGAGCATCTTTCAAGGGTGTGTACAAAGATCTTCAAGAAGAACAATCAAGCAAAGTGCGCGGTGGAATTGGTATGGCTTATGATCAATAACTATGAGTGAAATATATCAAGATATTCCCTGTTGGGAAAATGGCAAATGGACTACAGTATCATTTGAATCTAGAGAAGAATTTTCTGATGACATAAAATCTATATTCTCTGAACCTGGTAAATATAACTTTGATGAAACTAGTTATCAGTTTAACATAGAAGCAGTAAAGTTTAGAGATCAGAATATATACTGTGCCTTTCCTTTTAGATCTAGAGACTTTATATCTTATTGGGATGATCAAAAAAATAGATGTAGAAAAGGTGTCTACTATATAAATGGTAATAAGAAATGGTATATTACAAGGGACTACTACATGTGGTTAAACTTCTTACCAATCTTTGATAAAGAACAACAGAAGTTTGACTTTGCCAAGATTAGAGATGCCCAATATCATATGGCTCTATATGAATTACTTGCAGAACTTAATTATAAACATGTTGCTATTCTGAAGAAACGTCAGATAGCCTCCTCATACTTCCACATCTCTAAGTTACTTAATCAGCTTTGGTTTGAAGCTGGGGTAACTTTAAAGATGGGAGCTAGCCTCAAAGATTATATCAATGAGAAGGGTTCCTGGAAGTTCATGTCGGAATATGCTGCCTTCTTGAATGAGCACACTGCATGGTATCGTCCAATGTCTCCAGACAAAGTCTTAATGTGGCAGCAAAAGATTGAAGTAAGAAAAGGGGACAGAAAAACAGAAGTGGGTCTAAAGGGTACCATGCAGGGCATGTCATTTGAGAAAGATCCTACAAATGGTGTAGGGGGTCCGGTAAAATACTTCTTTCATGAGGAAGCAGGGATTGCACCAAAGATGGATCTCACGTATGAATACATGCGCCCAGCTATGGCATCTGGTTTAATTACTACCGGAATGTTTATTGCTGCAGGATCAGTAGGAGATTTATCTCAGTGTGAACCATTGAGAAGAATGATACTTACACCAACAGATAGTGACATCTATGCAGTAGAAACAAATCTTATTGATGCAAAAGGTACTGAAGGTTTGTCAGGTTTGTTTATTCCTGAGCAATGGTCAATGCCTCCTTACATTGATGAATATGGTAATTCACTTGTAGAAGAAGCATTAGTAGCTTTAGACAAACAATTTGATGCTTGGAAAAAAGAACTAGATCCAGAAACTTATCAGTTAAGAATCTCACAGAGACCAAGAAATATTGAAGAGGCATTTGCTCACAGAAGTGTATCAGTCTTTCCTCCACATCTTATTGCTGCACAAGCTAGAAGAATTGAAGAAAAAGAATATGCATATGAGTTTTTAGATATCAGTACAGATGAGAATGGTAAACCAACGGTAAAAGAATCTAATAAACAACCTATTAAAGAATTCCCTATTACTAAAAAAACTGAAGATAAAACAGGTTGTTTAGTAGTATGGGAAAGACCAATCAAGGATCCTACCTTTGGACAGTACTATGCTTCTATTGACCCTGTATCAGAAGGTAAGACAACTACATCAGAATCATTATGTTCTATCTATGTAATGAAAGCTCCGGTTCAAGTAACTAAGGTTACTGGTATTGAAACAGAAACATACATAGAACCAGATAAAATTGTAGCAGCGTGGTGTGGTAGATTTGACGACCTTAATAAAACTCACCAGAGATTAGAACTAATTATAGAATGGTATAATGCTTGGACAGTAATTGAGAATAATATCTCATTGTTTATCCAGTATATGATATCTAGAAAGAAACAAAGGTTCTTAGTACCTAAGAGTCAGATAATGTTCTTAAAAGATCTTGGTTCAAATACTAACGTGTTCCAAGAGTATGGTTGGAAAAATACTGGTACATTGTTTAAACAACATCTTCTTAACTATGCCATAGAGTATACTAAAGAAGAACTAGATGTAGAAACTAAAACAGATGGTACAATTGTACGTACAAAATACGGTATAGAAAGAATACCTGATCCTATGTTACTTACAGAGATGCGTGAATATGCACCTGGAGTCAATGTGGATAGACTAGTTTCTTTCTGCGCATTAGTTGCATTTATGAGGATACAACAATCTAATAGAGGCTATGCTAAAAGAGTTATCATGGATGATGCAGCTAAAAACTTGCAAAAGTCAGAAAATTTGTTTAAATTAAATAAGAGTCCTTTCCGTCATATGGGTGGAAATACAACAGTTGGTGGAGCTTCTATGAAGCGAACTCCATTTAGAAATATTAAGTAAAAGATATGCAAGTATATAATGCTTTACAGTTAAAGAATGGTGCAAAAGCTGATTATCAAAAATTAGGTAGCATTACTCAACCATTACAATTTATTCCAAAAAAAGATAAAACCCAAGAGTGGGCTGCTTGGAATTTGGATTGGATTGAATGGCAAGGATTAAAACAAATCCGCAGAAATGCCAGAAGATTAATGAAAAATTATAAACTTGCTAAAGGTATTATTGACCGTAGTGATTATATAGTTGAAGAGAATAATGAGTATAGAGATATAGTTGAGATGCTTACTAAGGAGGATGCTTCTGCATTAGAACTTAAGTTTTATCCAATTATTCCAAATGTTATTAATGTTCTGGTAGCTGAATTTGCTAAGAGATCTACTAAACTTACTTATAGATCTGCAGATGAGTTCTCATATAATGAGATGCTTGAGCAAAAGAGAGCAATGGTAGAAGAAACTTTACTAGGAGATGCGCAAGTAAAAATTACAGCAGCATTACTAGAACAAGGACTTGATCCACAATCACCCGAAGCACAACAACAATTAGCTCCAGATAATCTTAAAACTTTACCAGAGATTGAACAATTCTTTAAAAAGGATTATAGATCTATGATAGAACAATGGGCAACACACCAACATAAGGTTGACATTGAAAGATTTAAAATGGATGAACTAGAGGAAAGAGGTTTTCGTGATATGCTTATTACAGATAGAGAGTTCTGGCATTTTCAAATGAGAGAAGATGATTATGAGGTAGAACTTTGGAATCCAGTAATTTGTTTTTATCATAAATCTCCAGACGCAAGATATATTTCTCAAGCACAATGGGTTGGTAAAACAGATATGTTTACACCAGCTGATGTTATTGATAAGTTTGGTTATCTAATGAATGAGGAACAGCTACAAGCATTAGAAGCAGTTTATCCTGTAAGATCTGCAGGTTATAATATTGGTGGTATGCAAAATGATGGATCATTTTATGATGCTACTAAGTCTCATGAATGGAATACTAATATGCCTTCACTTGCTATGAGACAGTTTACTACAGCATCTGCAAATTCTATATATGATGGTGGAGATATTATATCTCAAATTTTATCAGAAGGTGAAGATTATACTGATCAAGGTACTGCATATTTATTAAGAGTATCTACAGTGTATTGGAAGTCTCAAAGAAAAGTTGGACATCTTACAAAAGTTACTGAACAAGGTGAAGTATTAAATGAGATTATAACTGAAGATTTTAAAGTTTCAAGTAAACCCATTTATGATAATAGATTAAATAAAAATAAAACTAAAGACAATTTAGTATTTGGAGAACATATTGATTGGATTTGGATTAATGAAGTATGGGGTGGCATTAAGATTGGACCAAACATTCCTTCATATTGGGGAATGAATAATCCTGGAGGATTTGCTCCTATGTATATAGGAATTGATAAAGATGAAATTGGACCATTAAAATTCCAATTTAAAGGTGATAGCACTTTATATGGATGTAAACTTCCTGTAGAAGGTGCAGTATTCTCAGATAGAAATACAAGATCTACAGCTCTTATTGATTTAATGAAGCCTTTTCAAATTGGATACAACATTGTAAATAACCAAATTGCAGATATCTTAATAGATGAGCTTGGTACAATCATCATGCTTGACCAGAATACATTACCAAAACATTCCTTAGGAGAAGATTGGGGTAAAAACAATTTGGCTAAAGCTTATGTAGCAATGAAGAATTTCCAAATGCTACCACTTGATACGTCTATTACTAATACAGAAAATGCACTTAACTTTCAGCATTTTCAAAAATTAGATTTATCTCAGACAGAAAGATTAATGTCAAGAGTTAATTTAGCTAATCATTTTAAACAACAAGCATTTGAAGTAATTGGAGTTAATCCACAAAGGATGGGACAACAGTTATCTCAGATGACCGCTACAGGGGTAGAACAAGCCACTGCATCGTCTTATGCACAGACAGAGGTATTCTTTATCCAACACTGTGATTATCTGATGCCTAGAGTCCACCAAATGCGTACAGACTTAGCACAGTATTATCACTCTACTAAACCATCTACTAGGTTAACTTATATAACTTCGGCAGATGAAAAAGTAAACTTTGAAATAAATGGTACAGATCTTCTCTTAAGAGATCTTAATATATTCTGTACTACAACTGCAAATAATAGAGCTATTCTTGAACAGCTTAAACAATTTGCTATGCAGAATAATACTACCGGAGCTTCTATTTATGATCTTGGTAAAGTAATTCAATCAGATTCAATTGCTGAACTTAATACAGCATTAAAATCTACTGAAGAAAAACAGACTGAAATGAAGCAACAAGAAATGCAACAAGCTCAACAAATGCAAGAACAACAACTTCAAGCTCAGCAACAAATGGAGCAAATGAAAATTGATGCTCAAATGGCTGAGAAAGAGAAAGATAGACAACGTGATATTCTTGTTGCAGAAATTAGAGCAGCTGGTTATGGAGCTATGGGTGATGTTGATCAAAATCAAATGTCTGACTATAGAGATGCTATGAAAGAGATTAGAGAAACAGAAGTTTATAGAGATCAATCAAACATTCAAAGACAAAAACAGAGTGATGATATGGTTAAGCATTCTCAAAAAATAGATATTGAACAACAAAAATTACAGGCACAACAGGATATTGCAAACAAACAATTAGAAATTGCAAGAGTAAATAAGAACAAATATGACTCTGGATCTGATTCAAAATCTAAAACAAATAATAAAAAGAAATAGCTTTAGCCATATAGTTCTCAAAATTAAATATTAGCTTTTAAATTTTTAAAATTTAATTACTATATTATATTATAAATAAAAACCAAAACCAACATGGAAACCAATCTTAATGAAATACAAGAGACAACAACGGTTGCTCAAGTAGATGTAAACATTGATGAATTATTTGGAATGCCTGGTGCAGAGAGTGTAATGCTACCAGAAGAAGAAGATTCAAAAGAAAATAAAAACTCTGTCTTTTCTAAACCAAAAGATGTAGACACAGCGTTCCTTGACAATACTACAGTTAAAGATGATAAATCTGATAGACCTGTAGCAACGGTAGAAGAAGTAGATGAAGCAATTGCTGAACTTGATAATTTAATTACTCAAGAAGAAGATGCTGGTGGTAAAGGAAGACCTAAAGTAGATAAATCAGGTCTTGCAGAATTAGCAACTAAGATGATTGAAGAAGGTTCTTTAGTTCCTTTTGATGATGATAAACCATTAGAAGAATATACTACTAAAGACTTTAGAGAATTGTTTGAAGCTAATTTTGAAGAAAGAGAAAATAAAATTAAAGAAAGTGTTCCAAAAGAATTCTTTAATGCACTTCCAGAAGAACTTCAATATGCAGCAAAATATGTTGCAGATGGTGGAACTGACTTAAAAGGATTATTTAGAACTCTTGCTCAAGTAGAAGAAATGAGATCATTAGATCCAGCTGATGAATATGATCAAGCAGAGATTGCAAGACAATATCTTTATGCAACTCAATTTGGTAGCCCAGAAGAAATTGAAGCTGAGGTTAATGATTGGTCTGACTTAGGTAGACTAGAGCAAAAAGCTCAACAGTTTAAACCAAAGTTAGATAAAATGCAAGATGAGATTATGGCTAGAAAACTTGCAGAACAAGAATATAAAAAAGAACAACAGCAAGAACAAGCAAAAGCATATACTGATAATGTTTATAATACATTGTCAATTGGTGAACTAGGTGGTGTTAAGTTAGATAAAAAGATTCAGAGTATGTTATACTCAGGATTAGTACAACCAAGTTATCCATCTATTTCGGGTAAACAAACAAATATGTTAGGGCACTTATTAGAGAAGTATCAATTTGTAGAACCTAGACATGATTTGATTGCTGAAGCTCTTTGGTTACTTGCAGATCCAGAAGGATACAAAGGTAAAGTAAGAGAACAAGGATCTAAAAAAGCTGTAGAAGAAACAGTAAGACAATTAAAGACAGAACAGTCAAGAAAATTAGGATCTTCTATACAAGAAGCAGAAGAACCAAAAAGAACAAGTGGGAAACCACAACAAAAAACACTCTCAAGACAAAATAATTTGTTCAAGAGATTTTAATTAGTAACAAACAAAAACAAATAAATAATGGCAACTCCAGTAATGAACAATGGTATATTCCTCAGAGATACCGCTTACAACGCAAGTTCCCATGTGGATTCATACCACTTGGTAAACATGCTGAAAGATGCAGAGCCAATGGACTTAGGTCCAGTGGATTTGTGGGCTATGTCCCAAAAAGTTGAAATGCCACTTTATCAAATGTCTTCATTTGGTGGCAAGAATGTTATCATGGTAGATAATGCTCGTGGAGAGTACAAATGGCAAACTCCGGTTTCTATTGACCTTCCGTACATTGTTGAGGATATTGAACCAGACAACAACTTCAAAGGTGTTGATGGAACAACATTCCGTATCAAACTTAACAAAAGAGAATTTGGACATGGTGATATCATCACATATGACAAATACAACGGTGTTGAGATGTACATCACAGCAGAAGATATCTTACCTTTAGGTGATGGATTTATCTACACTGTACAGTTAGTTAATAATGATAACTATAAGTACATTGATGATAAGTACCTAGCTAATGGTACTAAAGTATTCCGTAAAGGTTCTGCTCGTGGAGAGTATGGTGAAAGATTCTCTGATATTACAACTAATACAGGTTTCCGTGAATTCTATAACTACGTAGGTGGTGCTGAAGCTCATGTTCACTATTCTATTTCTTCTCGTGCTGACTTGATGATCAAAGGTGGAATGAATGCAGATGGTACAGTTCCTGTAACTGAGATCTGGAGAAACTTTGATAAAACTATGGATCCATCTGTATCTTCTTTAGAGGATATGATCAAAGTAATGGGTAAAGATAAAGTTAAGAAAGCATTTGATAATGGTGATTTGTCAAGAACATTCTTGACTAACATGGAAGCTGCTCACTTATCTAAAATTGCAATTGACATTGAGACTTACTTAATGTGGGGTCATGGTGGTAGAGTTCGTCAAGACGGACCAGATGATGTTAGATTGTCTGTAGGTTTATGGCAACAGTTGAATAACTCATTCAAAAGAGTATACAACAAAAATAACTTTACTCTTGACTTGTTCCGTTCTGAGATCTACAACTTCTTCAATGGAAAAGTTGAGTTCCAAGGACCAGATCCAAAAAGATCTTTAGTAGTTCAAACTGGTATGGGTGGAATGAGAATGGTTAATGAGGCTATCAAACAAGAGGCAATCTCTTCAGGTCTTCTTATCCAAGCTGCTGACATCGGAGCTATCACTGGTAAAGGAATGGACTTGAACTTTGGATTTGCTTATACATCTTATGTTATTCCATTCTTGGCTAACGTGAAGTTTGTATTGAATCCAGCATTTGACAATGTTCATACAAATGATATTGAGAACCCAATCATTGATGGTTTCCCATTATCTTCTTACTCATTCATTATCTTTGATATCACTGACAATACAAATGACAACATCTTCTTGTTGAAATTGTCTTGGGATAATCAATTGAAATGGTGGTACCAAAATGGTACAATGGATTACATGGGACGTAGCCAAGGCTTCCAGTCTTCTGGACAATTCAATGGATACCGTGTAATGATGTCTCAAACAATGCCAGCTATTTGGGTTAAAGATCCAACTAAAGTCTTGAAAATTGTTATGAGAAATCCAATCACTGGTGGATCATTCTAATCATAAACAAACTAAGGGAGGGGGAAACTCCTCCCTTTTTTATTTAATTTAACCAACAACAATAAAACCAACACACAATGGAAAATTTCACAATGGTAGAAACAGGGAATGGGACTGTAAAAAAAACAGCAATTGCAGTACGTCCTTTCTTTGATAATGCAGTCTCTAACATGGGATTGGAAAATTACGGCTTATCTCTTTATGATGGAGTTAAGCATTTTGAACAACTTGCTTGTCTTGAGCAGAATGGAGTAATTAGGTATCTTACTGGTCTAAATGAATTTGCACCAGAGATTAAACTTTTAAATCCGGAGGACAAAGAAGCAAGAGTTAAGGAGATTAGAACAGCAGTAGCAGAGTTAGAAAGAGAACTAGCAGCTAATGTTATTGAATTAGATGATCCACAATTTTGGAGCAAAGTAACTTTACTTACTCCAAACAATAAAGAGTTTTGGAATAGAATACATATTTCATGTGGTAATGATCCTGTATTCTTAGATCCTAATGACCCATATGATAGAATTAAACTATATGCTATTGAAGCCGGAGGGTTTTCAATTGTAGCTAAAAGTTTTGATGATGCAAGATCAAGAGCTGTACCTCCTAAGTTTTACTTAGATAAACAAGAGCAAACAGTTATTGCAAGAACTGAATACAAGAAAATGCGTAACAAAGCATTGGCTGAACTTCAGAAATTATTTGACAAAAACAGTACTAAGTTATTCTATGTAGCAAAAGTTGTAGATGGTAACAGTACACAATATAGAAAGTCAACACCTAATGATGTTATGTATGAGAACATGGACTTATACATTAATGGTGAAGGAGTTGAGAGTAACAAAGAAAGAGCAGCAAAATCTTTCCTTGAAGCTGTAGGAATGGATATGGAAACATTAAAAATTAAATCAATTGTTAGAGATTCCATATTTTTTAAGTATATTATTAATAAGGCTGATGGTTATATCTATCATGTTAAGAGTTCTAATTTATTAGGAAGAAATGTATCTGATGTAATTGAGTATCTAAAGAACCCTTTAAATGAGGATGTTCTTACAGATCTTAACAAAGCTTGTGAGAAATTTTGGAATTCTTAAAACTAAAATAAAATGGCTGTTAAAAAAGCTACTAAAAGTAAAGTAAATCAGGCTGGTGTATACACTAAGCCTGGTATGCGTGAGACTATATTCAAAAGAATCAAAGCTGGTAGTAAAGGTGGAGATCCTGGAGAATGGTCAGCACGTAAAGCACAACTAATGGCTAAGGAATACAAAGCTAAAGGTGGTGGTTATAAAACTAAAAAGTAATGGCTAAAGATCCTCAACAAAGTCTTAGAGATTGGTCTGCACAAAAGTGGATGACCTCTGGAACTGCGGCTAATAAAAAGAAAGGATCTTCCAAGGAAGTTAAGTCCAAAGGTAAGAAAAGATATTTACCAGAGGCAGCTTGGTCAGCATTATCAGCAGGAGAAAAAGCTGCTACTAATAAAGCTAAAGCTAAAGGTAATAGAAAAGGAAAACAATTTGTTGCACAACCAAAAAATATTGCGGCAAAAGCTGCAAGACACAGATAATATGGCAAAGACAAAAGTACAACAAGCAGCTATTGCAATCTCAATGAAGAAAACTGGTAAGAAACCTAAAAGCTTACCAAAAGCTTTAATGGGTGGTACTAGTAAAAATTGTTGGCCTGGTTATATTAAAAAGGGTACTAAGGTACTAAATGGTAAAGTAGTTAATAACTGTGTAAAAGCATAATTATGGCAAAGACACCAGCTTGGACAAGATCAGAGGGTAAGAATAAGACAGGAGGTCTTAATGCTAAAGGTGTAGCTAGTTATAGAGCAGCTAATCCTGGTAGTAAACTTAAGATGGCTGTAACAACTAAACCATCAAAACTTAAACCGGGGAGTAAGGATGCGAATAGACGCAAGTCATTTTGTGCTAGATCCGCGGGGCAGATGGCTAAGTTTCCAAATGCTGCAAAAGATCCAAATAGCAGATTAAGACTAGCAAGGAAAAAATGGAATTGTTAATTATATATATATCTTATCATGAAAAAAGTAATGAAGTCTAAAAAATACGTAAATGGTGGCCCAACTAGTTCAACTGTCCGCCCGGTACAAGGAGCTCCTAAACCAAAACCATTAACTCCTCCAGGATCTAAAAAACCTGTAGGCCCACCATATGCAAAACCTACACCTAAACCTACGCCAAAACCTGTAGCAAAAACTCCGGTTAAACCTGTAACTAAACCTGCAGTTAAGACTCCAGTTAAACCTACACCAAAACCGGCAACTCCTAGCTATGGACCAAAAACAACAGCAGTATTAGATTATATGAAACCTTCTAATACTTTGGCAACTAAACCAAAACCTGTTACTCCAGCTAAACCTGCTGCTAAACCTGCTGCACCTGCAGCTAAAACGGTATCTCAATTATGGACAGAAAAAACTGGTACATCTTGGTCAGAAGCTAAGAAACAAGGTTTGTCTGATGGTAGTGCTAAGTCTAATATGGAGATAATGAGAAAACTTCAATCAGGAGCAATTAATAAAGATACAATTGCTACTATGAAAGATAATTCTAAAGTAGCTACATTAAGTGCAAAAGATACAAAGGTTACGAAATCATCTCCTGTAGCAACAACTACACCAGAAAAACCTGAAGCTAAACCTACTGCTAAACAAATGTCTGGATCAGGTATGGGTGCAATGGAAAGAATGGAAGGTATGTATAAAAGAGGCGGTATGTATAAAAGAGGTGGTATGGTTAATAAAAAAATGAAATCTAAAAAGAAATAGTTATGAAAAAATTAGGATGTGCTAAATGTGGTGGTCAAACAATGGCCGTAGGTGGAACTACTAATACTAAAAAACTAATTAAAAAAAGAACTGGTGGTATGTATGGCATACCTCAAGAAAATCTTGGTACTTCTAGTCAATATGGTTTTGCTAAAAAAGGTGGAACTCATAAAATGCCTAATGGTAAAGTAATTCTTAATTCTAAAATGAAAACAGGCGGGATTAAAAAAGCAACTAAATTTGCAGCATTAGCTCCTCCTTATGATAAAGCTACATTTGCTGATAAGATTGTTGGTGCTAAAAGAAATGCTAGAAAGAAATAATAATGGCTGAAAAAAAATGGATTCAAGGAGCTATTAAAAAACCAGGTGCTCTTAGAGAACAACTTGGTATTAAGAAAGGTGAGAAGATTCCTAAAGCTAAATTAGCTGCAGCTGCTAAAAAAGGTGGCAAGCTTGGTCAAAGAGCAAGACTTGCCATCACTCTTGGTAAAATGAATAAAAAATAACATTATGAAAAAGACTAGTAAAACTAAAATGGGTCCATTAGGAACTCCTCTTGGAAACCCACTTGGATTTTTTAATTCTTTAAAAGCAAAAAGATCTGCTTCACCAAAACAAACACTTAGAAAAGCTCCAGATGGAATGTCTGTTAAGAATAATTATGCTGGTCCAATTACTGAAGCTGATAGTAAAATTCTTGATAGAAACTATCCTTCAACGGTTACTCCAAATATTCCATATGCTCCAAAAAAACCAAAAATGGGATATGGAAGTGAAGAGTTGTATAGAAACAATGAGAATGTAGATAGAAAAATGTATGAAAATTATTTAAGATCACCAGGTTCTAGTGTAGCAAATAAAAAAATTGGTAGAGGACTTTCAGATTTTGGAACTCCTTTTGGTCTTTATAATGATCAATCTATAAACTACAGAATGAATGAAATGAATAATATTGATTGGGATTCTGAAGAAGGTAAGTTTGCTAAAAAAATAATTGATAGAGATTATAAACAAACTAAACCAATACAAAAAAAAGGTGGTTCTGTTAAAAGAAAAAAATAACAAATGTTAAATAGCACTATTCAAATTAAATTTAAGCAGCGTCTAAATAAATTAGATAGCCAAGACTATGACAACATTGAATGTTGGCAAGTAGTTGAAGCATTTAATAAAGCGCAGGTTGAATGGGTTAGAAGACAATTGCATGGGATCAATTTAACTAAAGAAGGTGATGAACAATCTACTAGAAGAAAAGATGATTTACAAAAGCTTCTTAAAAAACTTGATTTAGTAATGTATGCAGAAGATGTTTATTATAAAGCTGCTTTACCTGAAAATTATTTACAGTGGAAAAGAGTAGATGCAAATGCAAAACAAGAGTGTTGTGAAAATAGACACATGACAGTATATTTTGCAGAAGAAGGTAACCTTAGTTTATTATTAAGAGATAAACTAAAACAACCTAGTTTTGAATGGGGAGAAACCTTTGCTACATTGATTGATAATGAAGTGCATATCTTTACTAATAATACTTTTCAATTAGACTCTGCTAATTTAACTTACTATAGACAACCAATAAAAATTCAAATACAAAATTGTGTAGATCCTTATACAGGAATTCAATCTATACAAAATGTAGAATGTGAATTTAAAGATGACATAATTGAAGTAATAATTGATGAAGCAGTTAGTATATTAGCTGGAGACATGGAATCAACAAATCAATTCTCTAGAGGTACAGAAACTGCAGAACGTAATAATTAATAATGGAAACTAAAGCAAGAGTATTAAAAAGAAATCCAGAATCTACTAAGACTTTAAGTAGACCACAAGTTACTGTTACTCAACCTAAGAGTGAACCAGCTAAAGCAGAACCTACTCCAAGTACGGGTGTTGGTGGTAGCTCATTAGATACAATGACAGCAGCTTGTGCAACAGAGATGATGAATGCAGCTATTAGTTTTCACAGACTTCATTTAAGAGTTACAGGAGATGGTTCTTTTTCAGCACATAAAGCTCTTGGAGAATTTTATGAAGGACTTCATGATCATGCAGATACTCTAGTAGAAGGATACCAAGGTGTAGCAGAAAAGATTTTAAGTTACACAGATATGCCTGTTAGAACTTTAGATACTGTAGCAGATGGCGTAGGATATTTAAGAGATATGTATAACTCTATTAACAAACTACAAGGCATGATGCCTTACTCTGAGATTGTAAATAACTTAGACTTAGTTAAGGATGCAATTAACTCAACTAAATACAAATTACTTTTCTTGAAATAATTTTGTTGTTTCAAAAACTTTTACTATATTATAGTATATTATATTAT